AAACTCTTATATTACCTGCACCATCATCATCTAAAAAATGTTCGTTAGTTGAACTATCATCATTGATCTTGAATCCTGTTGAAGAAACAATACCACCACCAGTAGCATTGTGACCAGAGTGTGGATTGTAAAGTGCGTTGTTAAATGATAGTGTATATTTTAAACCTGAATTTAAAGTCGGTGTAATGTGTTTGTACATTTTAACTTTAGTAATGTTTGATAATATAGAAGTATCAGCATCATCAATTGTTTTTCCTACTGTTGAATATCTAAACACACCTGTAAAATTTTCTAATGTGTCTGTATTGTAAGATGAAATAGCATTAATTACATTTGTTTGAAGTGTTGATATATCTTTCGTAGTAGCACTAGAGTCATATTTGAAAGTTGTTTCTAAAATAATAAAAGTTGTTTCAGGATCAATAATTACAGGTGTTACCGAAGCGACAGCAAACGATTTAAGACTTTGTACTAAACTTACTTTAGTTACTTCTGTTAAATTAGAACCTGATTTTGCTTTGATAGAAATATATACTTTGCCGTAGTCAGGAGTGGCGGCGTCTTCACCACCATATACTTGAACTGATTGAGCATTAGCATATAAACTCTTAACAAGAACTTTATAATCATCTGCTGTCACGGCACGATCTTGTGCTGTATAATCTCTAGGTGCGTTATACTTAATTGATTTAATTGTTTCAGGAGAGTCACCATTAGCAGCATTATTTAATGTTGTAATAGTTACATTTGCAAATCCACCAACTGTTCCGTTTAATGTAAATGAAGTTGCACCATTTGGTTCATCTAAATTACAAGTAATGTAATCTAGTATAACAATATTACCATCGGCAATTGCTTCACCTAAAACACCATCACCAAAGTAAACTTCAAATCTTCCATTTTCAACTTCTTGTAAAAAATAAACTTTAGATGTAGAATCTAATGTTGTAATACCAGTTGCTAATTTATATGTGTTTGTTGTAGAGTCAGAAGAAGATTCTTGAACTTTAACAGTTAGAGTTGTTGTGTCAACATTATCATTTGGTATAATAAATCTTTGATCTTTGTCAGAAGTATTTGCTGTATATTTGTAATTTAAATATGTACCTTCGAAGATATCTAAATTAGAAAATTTGTAAACACCATCTACTGGTGAAATACTTACATCAGCATTATTTACAAAAGAATAATTTGTTCCATCAACTGTGGTTGAAAATTTTGTTCCTCTTGACATTGTGACAGTTGCACCAGTGGCATTATTTACTACCACATCAATTCTTGCTGTTGAAGACACAGCACTTTTAGGAGTGTACCCAACTTGTTTTGCTAAAGACACAACACTTGATCTTTGATCAGCGCTGTCAAGATACATTTCATTTGCTAACATATTAGCATTGTATCCTAAGTAGTGAGTGTTGTAGGCAAGAACATCCAATAGAACATTCATTCCAGAACCTTCGAAATCATAATCAGTAAACTCGTCCTGTTGTGATAGAAAAGTTTTTAGATTATCTTTGATTCCGTCAAAGTCTAATTGTGATATTTCTAATTTAGTTGCCATATTATCTTAATCTTTCTAAAAATGATTCTACTATTACTGGTTCAGGATGATTGACCACATAAAAAGATATTGTTACCTCATAGGCATTTCTATCTATTGCTGGATTAGAACTCACTTCAACTAATCTACATCTTGGTTCATAATTTTTAATTAATAAATCTATCTCTTTGCTAATTGCATGATTCATTTGAGGACTAATTAACTCAAATAACATTGCTCTTAGGTTTGACCCAACTTGTGGTCGAAAAGGTTTTTCATAGTGATTTGTATTGATCAGATTTCGTACACTTCTTTTTACAGACTCAACATCTGTAATTTTCTGAATATCTTTTGTAGCAGTGTTTTGTTGAAAATCTAAATTTAAATCTTTATAGATTCTTGCACTTCTACTACTTTGATTTGTTAATGTACCTGAGTCATAACTTGCCATTTAATCTCTCCTACTACTATTTATACTGTAATTACCCAGCAAATACATTACTTGATCCTGTAGCAACTGCCGTACAACCTGCTATACTATCACCTACTCTACCACAACCTTTGCCGTTTACTTTTACAGTTGATGATCCTGAAGCAATACCAGCTGCATGAGTAGGACATGGTATTGGTGGCGGAAATGGTGGTTTTAGATGAGGTGTGTTTGAATCACCTTGTCTTGAAACTCCGATACCATTCACAAATACATTTGTTGATCCACCTAATCTTGACGGTACTGAACAATGAACTAAATCTTTATCACCTATTCTACATACAGCTTTACCCATTATCTTTTATTCCTCTTTTTTGTATCTCTCTAAATTTATCCATAAAACTGTCTATGAGCTCATGTTCTTCTTCAGAATGAGGTTCAGGTGGCGATGTTGGCACAAACTTAATTAAATGATCAAACTTTTCAGGAATGTCATCTACATTTGTGTAATCAAAAAGTTTATTACCTATTTTAACAGTATATTCACCTATCATCTTTTCTTTTTTCGTTTTCTTAAATAATATGTTTTACCTTTATACTTGTAAACTCTTTTTGGCTTAAATTCAGGTTCATAAGCAGTTAGAACCCAATTAATTATCTTTTTAAAATAATTCATTGGAGTGTCCTCCTATATTATTTCTTACTTCTTTTTATTTTTCTTTTTTCTTAATGGTGGTTTAGTTGCTTTAAAAGTATTATGTTTATTCGGTGTTAAAGTCATACCTTCTGGTGTAGGAATCTTTCCTTCATCAATTAGTCTTTGTCTATTTGCTAAATGTTGCATTTGAACATTATCTTTATCACCACCGTTGTAAGCAACAGCGTGTCCTTCTTCCATCAATTTATCAGCAACATTGTCACCGTTTATTGTTTTGAAGTTACCAAGAATACGACCAAATTTACCTTTCATATTCTCTCCGCCTTTTGTTACCTGTGATAATAAGATTGCTTCTCCACCTAATAAAGAATTTAATCTATCTTTTGCTGCTAAACCAAATATTTTTTCGATTTTATCAGACGTTCTACTTTCAGGAGTGTCAATGCCCATAATTCGGACTCTTTCATCTCTTAGCCAAACGCCAAAACCCAAATCTAGGTCAATATCAACGGTATCACCGTCAACTATTTTTACAATTTTGCATTTATACTCGTACATAGTTTTTTCCTTTGAAATTAATAATAACTATTTATAAGTGCTTGACGAAAACGTTAAAAAATGATATAATACACTTATGACTTTGGATGGAGACGGAAAAAGTCAGGACGCACGGTCTGATTTCTAGGGTCAGACCGCAAAATCCCAAAAAAATGTTGTATTTTTGCAACAGTTAGGCATTTTCTTCATTTTTTTTGATTTTTGCTCTCTTTTTTCTTGACATTTAAGGGTTTTTCCTATAGGATAAGAGTATATTATGAAAAAAACAAACAAAAACAATAATTCTGTTAAGTGCGACAATTTATACACTATACAAACGTTAAAAAATGTGTTATTATATACAGATATTATGAAAAAAACAACAAAGGAGACTACAATATGTCAAAAGTAAAACAATGGGCAGAAGATACTGCCGAAAAATCAGTTGATAACATCTTAAAATTCTTTAAGAACGGTACTATTGATTTAAATGAAACAAAAAAATCAATATTAGATGTTGAAAATGTTAATATGTTAGGTATTAATGCCGATAATGTTGACGAAGTAATATCGGAGAATGCTTAATGAATACTTTTAAAGAAGTTATGGCGACTTTTTTCGCTGTGTTCGGAATAATTGCAATTGTAGGTACTGTCGGTGCTGTAGAAACAGATCAATATATACTTGCCCTTGCATTATTTGTAATGGGAACAACTAATATGTTCCTTTCAATCATATGTCAGGAGAAACAATAATGGTAAAAGGTGAAGAAGGTTTAATTACGGCAATACTTACACAATCAGTTGAGGATGCCAAATATACAGGTTTTAATAAACATGACCTGAAACATAAAATAGAGGCAATCAATTGGATTATGAGTAATGATCCACAATTCAATTACTATTGCAAAGTTATTAACATTGAACCAAGTTATATACAAAATAAAATTAAAACATATAACGATACTAGAATAACACCTCAACAAAAAGTTTTATTAAAACCGATTGTTGAATCAATGTTAAAACAAAACAACTATAAGGAGACAAATGACGCCACAAGAATATAATAAGTTGAGAACAGAAGAACTAATTTTAAAAGCTGCCAAGTCAGGAGGCGCCTCTAAATCAGAAATGATACATGGTTCTTTATTTGTTACCTTTACATCAGGTTTTGTAGATGTGTTATCACAAAATCTAAAATATGTATTAGAGAAACTTCTTGACAAAACAATCGTAAAGGT